TTATTATTATTTTGTACATCATAGCTTTGTTCTGGTTTGTAGAGCCTTGGAACTTCCAGATTTTGTTTGGCATTTTTTTGATAAATATCTTTTCGAAGGCCAATTATAATATTCCCCGATAGCTCAGTTGGTAGAGCAAATGACTGTTAATCATTGGGTCACTGGTTCGAATCCGGTTCGGGGAGCCACTACCATAAATACTTGATAGAGAATTTATTATGTTTGTGAAAATGGGATCCGTTGCTAGAAAAAATCGGGCCTTTCATATACGCATTGACAATCATGATGTTTGGAATTTGGATAATACTCTTGCTAATATTATTCATCCTGCTCTTATTCGTTTACGGGAACGTGTACCACATTTTGGTTATCCTACTCCTTATGACGAAACAGAAGCATATCCTGAGTTTTCTTCTCAGGGATCATTTGAAGAAATTTTAGATCGTGAAGCAGAGAGTAAGTATTACGAAAATCTCTGGATGGAAAAACTTCAGAAAATGATTAATGCGTTTGAAATGATTATTGATAAAGATGAAGACTATGATAAAATTGCCCACCATGTAGATCATGAAAATGAAAGAAATGAATGGTGGAATAAAATTGAAGAAGGTCTAAATCTTTTCGCAAAGCATTATCACGGTCTTTGGGATTAGAAAAATTTAAAATCCGAAAGAAGGGATATATGTTTTTAATTAAATATTGTGGTTCCTGAAATTATAGACCACAAGCAGAAGGTCTTTCTGCACAAATTAATCAACATTTACCTGATACTTGTGAGACTGAAGAGGGATCAAGAGGACAGTTTGATTTATATTTAAATGGAGAATTATTTTTAAGTAAAGATGTATTACAGAAATTTTTTACTTTTGAAGATGTACAACTCAAGTTAAAAGAAAGTGGACTTGGGTCTCAACTGGAAAATTTGCGCTAAATGGTTGCTTTTTTTCTAATTTATTGCTATAATAATATATTATAAATAAATATGCCTAAAAAATATAAAAAGAAATTTAAGATATCAAGAGATGATCTAAATATAAAAATTGATGAGTATTTAGAGAACGGTGGTAAGATTACAAAATTAGAATGTATTATACCAGAGGGAAGACGAACTGTACTACAAGAAAGTCAGATAAGAAGCGATAATGTTCCTGTAATTAATCAAGATTATTTTACCAAAGCACCAGCAGAAAAGGAAGCTAAGTGAAAGTGTTTATTTATCGCATTCCGATATTATTGATGTTTTTTATAACACTTACTCTTTCATTTTTAAAATTAACTGATAAAATTAGTTGGAGTTGGAATGATGTTTTTCTTCCACTTCAACTTTTTGTTATTTTAGGTATAGTTCTTGCAATTTTATTTGTATGTATAGATAGAATAAAAAATAAATAATAGAACAGGTTTCAAAGATGGCGCAGGGAGGTCTGAATGGACTAATGGATCTGCACCCCCACCATTCAGGCCGCGCCCCACTATATCGTTTTTTCAGGAGCAAATAATGTTGGGAATTCCAACGACAAGAATAGAATTATTCTTTAGACCGGATCAAGATTGTCTTTTAGCTCTTGAGCCTGATGGAACGTTTCATGAATTTGATGTTAAAATGTTGAGAGAAGCAAAGGAATTATTTTCACGTTATCATGAAGCACATTTTCATGAAGAAGATAATTTGGATGAATTTCATGAGTTTTGTGGAAGAATGCAGGAGGAAAGTCCAGAAGTTTCGGGTGTTATGTCTCCATATCTAAATTAAAGGATGTAGATGGTAAATTTTTTTGAATCAATAAAGAATAATTTTGTAAAAAGAGTTAGAGATGATGAAGAGTTAGAACGAAATAAAAAATATGAAGTAAGATGGATTTGGTATCATACAATTTTAGCACTAGAATTGTTAACAACTAATGTTTTATTAATATGGATATTGATTAAAATATATGACTTACACACTTAGTATCCTGAAGGATCTAAATGATTGAAAAATTGGCTCATAATCATGAATATGTTTTTGAGATTTTATATCATTTCAATTGTGGAAATAAAAAATGTGGAAAGTGGTGGAGTTATGCAAAAACTCCTAATAATAAAGATGAAGTATACAAACAGAAAGTAGAAGCTATGTATTGTCCGCATTGTGGAATAAAGGGCTCTCTAAAAATAAAGGAAAAATTTTTAAAAGATATTTAAGGAATACATGAAAGAAATGCTATTATTAATTTTTATAATGATGGCGACATGGATGGTTGTTAGTTGCACAACTACACAAGAAGGGTGTTATGGATTTTGGGAAGATAATCGAATGGGTATGAAAAGAGGAACAATTTCTTGGAAAAATGCTGACTATAAGAGGCCCTATAGACAATGTGTGGAAAAAGAAGCTCCACATAAAGATTTAGAAAAGAGGCCCTACGGATGAAAACGACATTACTAATTTTGGTAATGTTATTTTTGAGTAGTTGTTCAACAACAAAGAGCAACAATTGGCCAAGTGGAATGACACCATTTTTTGCAGAGTGTCAAAGTGATATGAAGGTATATACCGATAGGGCATATATTAAAAGGAAACGACTACCCTGCAGAGGTGGTTGGAAATTTTATGATAGAGGTGATCCAGTTTTAAATAATTAAAGGAGATAAAATGTTTAATCAATCAGAAATATTTTTTTGGATTCTCGTGTTAACTTTTGGAATAATGTTAGCATGGCAATTACGATTGGAAGCATGATTATGAATATCTGGGTAGAATATTTTGTTGCTAATAAAAGCGTATTAAATAATCATGCTCAAATGAGAGAAAATATTAAATTTGTTGAACCTGAACCAGAATTTATATATAAAAGATTTTGTCAATCAAGAGAAGCCGCTATTACCTTTGCTAAATCAATGGAAAAACGGGGATATCATACTTCTATAAAAACGGATGGTTCACATCTGGTATAAAGAAACAACACAAAAACAAATTATCAAACTTTCACATGAAAAAGATTTTTATATCGAAACTGTATTAACGTATAAAACAAAAGATGGTTATACAGGACACACAGTAAAAATTAGATCAAAGGGGAAAAATGACAAAAAATAAACGTGAAAGACAACGGGGGGCAATTAAAAGACTTGAAAATACCCTTAAAATGCATGAAGCGAATGCAGAATTAACAGTTGCTATTATGAAGGAGAAAGCACTTTCTACCGGCTCTAAGGACAAAGTAGAGTCTATTAGAAAGAAAAAGATTGAACGAGTAAAGAAAACAATCGAAAACACTAAAAAAAGAATGTTATAAATATAGAACATACGATTGAATAATTAATTTAATAATGAAATCGTTAACAAACGGAGAATTACATGTTAAAAAAGGGTTATGCTTTTTTGATGGTAATTGCCGCAACAATACTGATACCCGGAGTTGTAGGAGTACCACTTGGAAAGTCAAGCGCAAATGCATATAGAGTCATTCCACAACTACCATCAGTTTCAACAATATCAATAGTCAAAACACAATCTGTAAAAAATCCTAACTTAGGTTTAATCGTGCAAAACAAAGAACAAGTTACGTGTTTGGCTAAAAATATTTACTTTGAAGCGGCAACCCAATCGACTGCAGGAAAACTAGCAGTTGCTTTTGTAACAAAAAATAGAGTAGATTCACACCACTTTCCTAATTCATTTTGTGATGTAATATATGAAGGGCTCCATTGGTCTTCAGGACATCCAAAAAGAGATCGATGCCAATTTTCATGGTATTGTGATGGAATGGGTGATGTTCCAAGAGAAGGAAATGGATGGAGAAACTCACAATCGATAGCTAAATGGTTTTATGATCATAAAGATAGACTTATGGATATAACAGATGGCGCAACGCATTATCATGCTAATTGGATGGAAAAATATCCTCACTGGTCAAAGCAATATCGAAAAAATGTAACAATTGATGATCATATTTTTTATAAACGTAGTTATAATTTTTAGAAAGTGAATTATGATAGATAATGCAGATGTGAAAATACCTCAGCATGAAGAAGGAAATCTTGCGGAGAATTCTTTAGGAGGAACAGAACTTCTTTCAATGGAATTATTCCGCAGATTACCTAAGGAATATAAAGACAAATTTCAATTTGTGATTTCAAGAGTCCATTCTATAGAAGAAAATAAACGTAGACTTTTTTGGATTCATGATCTTGCACAAGATCCTGCATATAATATTCTTAAAACTCAATTAGACCTTTTTAATAAATTGATTTTTGTTAGTCATTGGCAACAACAGCAATTTAATACATTATTGAATATACCATATGATCGTGGAACAGTTATTAAAAATGCTATAGATCCTATTCCAAAACACGAAGAAACTGAAACAAAGGATCTTCAATTAATATATGCTTCAACACCTCAGCGAGGTCTTGATGTTCTTGTGAATTCTTTAAATTTAATAGATAGAAGTGATTTTCATTTACATATTTTTTCTAGCTATAAATTATATGGTTGGGAAAAAAATGATGAGCCATATAAGCCTTTATTTGAAATGTGTGAAAAAGATCCAAGAGTAACTTATTATGGTGCGGTTCCTTATGATGAATTAAGGGAACATTGGAAAAATATGCATATATTAGCATATCCATCTACTTGGCTAGAAACTTCATGTAGAGTAGCCATGGAAGCAATGTCGGCCCGTTGTGCTATTGTTACTTCTAATTATGGTGCTTTACCCGAAACATGTGGCGATTTTGCTTATATGTACAATTATACAGAGGATAAAAATAAGCATGTTGAAAGATTTGCTGATACTCTTGAAGATGTTATGGATTCATATTGGACAAAAGATGTTCAAAAAAATCTTGACAATGCATTAGAATATTCACATACTCATTATAGTTGGGATAAACGTATCAATCAATGGATTGATTTTCTTGATAACCTATCATATGAACTTGATTATGCCGAAGAAGAAGTTAAAAAAAATATCACGATTAACAAGAAAGCCTAAACAAATTATTGGTTCGGGAAGAACCTTTGATGAACAGAAGATGGGTTCTGAACCGATCTTTGATGAAACTTCTACTCCAACTGATATCATGCATGGATTGAATTGGTATAGTCATTTTCATGAAGCAGATCAATCTAAAAAATGGATGCTGGAATACATGAAACATTCTGGATATAGTAAAGAAGATATTCAGAAAGTAAGATCCTTTCCATGGGGAAAAGGTGGACTTCTTGTTGATGGACCAAACGTTGTTCATTTGAAGGGAGGAGGTTTTCTTGCTAGAATGATTATGAGAGGATATGAACATTTTCCCAAAGAGTATGTAGAGAAAATTAGTTACCTTATTGACTACAGTAAGAAAAGAGGCGAACTTGTTTCAAAAGAAAAATCTGCTGAAAAAGAAATTAACGGAAATGATAAGCCATCTATACAAGATCATATAAAAGAACAAGTCTCTTTATATGCTTCTGAAATAGAAGAATCTATAGATGATTTCTTTGATAATGACTATAAGCCAACTATAAGCGTATATGATTGGTTGGTTAGTAAACAAGTTAAAGGATTAATCGCAAAAAAGATAGCAAAAGAATTTGAACCTTATATAGAAGAAATAAGATTAATTCCGACAGATGAAGATTTAGCAGAAGCATTTGCTCATATGAAGAAGAAGCAACTTGCTAGTTATGAGAATTATATACAAACAATTATTGATGATTGCGAAAGATACTCTGCTAATTTTAGTAAGCAACAAAGAAAACCACGAAAGAAAAAACCTGTTTCAGTTTCGAAACAAATTGCTAAATTAAATTACAAAAAACAAGATAACGAATATAAAATAGCATCTATCAATCCATCTGAGATTGTTGGTGCTGATCGATTGTATATATTTAATTCAAAGTATCGTAAACTTGGTGTGTATCAAGCAGAAGGTCATGCAGGACTATCTGTAAAAGGAAGTACTCTCCGAGGATTTGATACATCACTTTCTAAATGTAAAAAAGTAAGAAAGCCAGAAGAAGTATTGACAAAAATGCTTTCTGGTGGTAAAATTGCTATTAAAAGACAATATGAATCTATTAATTCTAAAGAAAAGGATTTAACGGGTCGTATTAATAATGAAACTATACTGCTTAAAGTTGTAAAATGATATTACTTGATTATTCACAAATCGTTATTGCAAATGTAATGATGAATAAGAAATCAATGTCTGAAGATTTTGTTAGACATGCGGTTTTAAATACCATAAGAATGTATCATCATAAATTTAGTGATGAATATGGTGATCTGGTTGTTTGTTGTGATGCAAAAGACAATTGGCGAAAGGATGCATTCAAATATTATAAAGCTCAAAGAAAAACAACAAGAGATAAATCTGATTTTGATTGGGTTGAATTATACAGAATATTGCATATAGTACGAGAAGAAATAAGTGAAAACTTTCCTTATAAGGTTATATACATAGATAAAGCAGAGGCAGACGACATTATTGCTACTATTGTAATGAAACGAGAACAAAAAGCGAAAAAATTGTGGCAAGAGAATAATAATGAATCTGTTACTGGCATTGAAGAATTATTTGTTGAACAAGAACCCGTTTTAATATTATCAAGTGATAAAGATTTTGTTCAGTTACAAAAATATCCAAATGTGGATCAATATTCGCCTCTTACGAAGAAATTTCTTAATACTGATAATCCAGAAAATTTTTTAAGAGAACATATTCTTAGGGGTGATGTAAGCGATGGTGTTCCTAATTTTTTGTCTAGTGATGATACATTTGTTGTTATGGATAAAAGACAAACGCCATTATCAAAGAAAAAAGTTTCAGTTTGGTCCGAGCTTGAGCCTGATGTATTTTGTCAAGGTGAACAGTTGCGTAACTATCGTAGAAATGAAATGTTAATCGATTTAACAAACATTCCTGAATGGTTGCAAACTAATATTGTGGTTGAATATGATAGTCAACCTGAAATTGGTAGAACTAAACTTTTTAACTATTTCGTAAAACATAAACTTAAAAATTTAATGGAGCATATAAATGAATTTTAGGAGCAACTATGGCCGCTAAAATGACAAGTGAAATTTTTGCTGTAGCGAATGGATTACAGTCTGATGAGGAACGTGTTAATTATTTACGACAAAATCAAACAAAAGCAGTAAGGGAATTGTTGCGGCATAATTTTAATAAAGATATAAAGTTTTTACTTCCTAAGGGGAGACCAGATTTAACATCGACACCTGATGATATGGATTTTAAACCACAAAACAGTTATCTTCCAAATATTGGGCCTATTGATGATGGTGCCACCTTAAATTATGAAGTAAGACGATTATATTTGTTTATTGAGGGGGGACATCCAACGTTAACCAGCGCAAAGCGTGAAACTTTGTGGATCGAATTGGTTAATTCCTTAGCCCCATCTGAAGCTGATGATCTTTGGCATATGAAGGAAAAAGAACTTCAAAAAAAATATGACAAGATTACTCATCACGTGGCTTATAACTCTTTTCCGGAGTATCTTCAACAACCCGAACCCGAACCTACTAGGGATAATCAGGGCCGTTTTACAAGCACCAAAAAATCTAAAGCGAAAAAGAAAGCAAAAAAATGAAAGTATTGATGGCCTGTGCTGGCATGAATACAGAGTTAAGGCCCTTTACGGATATGATGCCAAAGTGTTTATTGCCAGTGAAGGCGAAACCGATACTGTTTCACAATCTTGAATGGTTAAAAAAATTCGATATTAGTGAAGTAGTTATTACAACAAGTTATTATCATAATCAAATTGAATTAGCATTAAAAAAATTTCAATTTGAAAATTTTAGTGAAACTAATTTTAGTATTAATGTTCATAAGCAAAAAGGTAGTGTTGGAACTGCACAATCTTTAAATCAATTAAGTTATAAATTTGATGAAGATGTTTTTTTATTTTTGCATGGTGGTAATTTATATGATTTTGATATAGAAAACTATTATAAAATCCACAAAAATAATGGGAAACCCATTTCTATCTTATCTCATATGTCTATGGGAGATAGTAAATATAAAAATTTTATTAAATATAAAAACGGCTCTGATAAAATAGAAAAGATTTCGGTTAGACCTGATTATAAAATGACTAAAGAACTTTTAGCAACATCAGGAGCGTGTTATTTAAGTCCAGCGATTTTTGATAAATTTAAAAAGAAAGATAGACATTTGTTTGATGATATCATTCCAAAACAATTAGATGATATTAATGTAATAGTAGATAATACTTCAGTTCGATTTATTAATACCCCAAGAGAATATTTGTCAATCGCAGAATCAAAAGGTATGGCTAGTATTCATAAAATGTAGAAGGATTATTATGCCAATATATGACTATAAATGTACAAAATGCGAAAAAGTCTTTGAAAAAGAATTAAAAATAGCTGACAGAAAGATTCCAACAGAATCAACATGTGTGGAACAAATTCTATATGATGAGAATCCTACTGATCATGGCTTTGAGACTTGTGGTGGTGAAATAACACAATTAGTTTCTGCTCCGGGATTTGCTTATGATAATATTGGACCAAAGAAACCAGATGCGGCCTTTAATGATAAGCTAAGAGAAATAAAGAAAGCCCATAAGTATAGTACCGTACCTATAATTGAATAGAATAATGTTTATACACGAAAATGTTCTTGGAGATTTAGAACTAAAAACTTCAAATGAAAACGGAAAAAGATGTTATGTAACTCCTGATGGTGAAAAATATCCTTCTGTTACTACTGTACTTTCAGATTATAAAAAAGAAGGTATAATCAAATGGAGAAAACGTGTTGGTGAAAAACAAGCCAATAAAATTTCCACTCAAGCATCCCGCCGCGGTACAAAAGTTCATAAACTTTGTGAAGATTATTTGAATAATGAATTGTCATTTGACGATTATACTCCTGACAATGTTGTTATGTTTAAAAGTATTCAATCTATTTTGGATGAAATAGAGTTGGTTTATGGCCAAGAACGTACATTATTTTCAAATCATTTAAGAGTGGGGGGAAGAGTTGATTGTGTTGGTGTATTTCGTGGAAAAAAACACATAATTGATTTTAAAACTTCAAGCAAACCCAAGAAAGAAGAATGGATTGATAATTATTTTATGCAGGGTTCAGCATATTCTGTTATGTGGGAAGAAATGACTGGTGTATCTATACCTTATATCGCAATAATTATTGCTGTAGCAGATGAAGTACCACAGATTTTTATTGAGCATAGAGATAATTGGATTGATAAGTTTATAGAAATCAGAAATAATTATGATAACAGTTAATTTAGATACAATTATTCTCAATCCTGAATTATTATTTCAAGCATATGAATTAAAATTTGAAAAAGATTCTATACTTCTTTATGATCTACCAGAAGGATCTAGACTTTTTCCATTAGATTCTTCTTCTTATATTGAAGGCTTACTTGAAATTAAAGATGATCCCGTGGAACGTGAAGAATTATTTGGTATTATTACCGGTTGCGATGATGATGATTCGCTTAGGTATCGTTTATTTTCTAAAATACATAAAATTTTATATAAGCATGAATATGATGTTTGGTTTTTGTGTTCAGATTTAAATATAAAAGAAAGATATTCAAAATGGTGTAAACAAATAGGAGTTAAAGAAAAATGTAAGGTATTATGTTTTCCTTTTACTGTAAGAGGTCTTGTTGATTCTCTTTACTCAAAACGGTACCCCTCTTACCTTCAAGAACATCTTGATGAATTAAAAAAAAATAAAAAAACAAAAAATTTTTGTCAATTAATATGTTCTCCTGCCACACCAAGATTAGCAACGGTTGACCGTTACTACACACATAAGAATTATGAGTATTCTTATGTTCCTCAATTTCATCACCACGGTGGTCACCTAAACCATTGGAATGTGCCTGCTTGGTTTTCAATGGGGACCTGTAATGGACAATTACTAAATATCGAAGAAAATATATTTAAAAATGGCTTTGATGCAGGAGAAGATTTTAAACTACTTAATGAATTAGAATTGGCCAAGAGTTACATTAATGAACAACATACAGGTGACAATTCAGAAAAGATGATTATCGATAACATCGAAGTAAATAAACTTATTTTTAATACCTTTCCTCCAGTGGAAAGTTTTAACTCCTGTTGTGATGTAGTATTAGAAACTTATTTGGCGGGGCCCACTTATTTTACTGAGAAAACATGGAAGCAATTTTTATATGAAAAACCTTTTATTTCTATAGGTGTAAAAGGTAGTAATCATAGTTTATTAAATTTAGGATTTGAATTATATGATGAGATTTTTGATTACAGCTTTGATTTGGAAGAAAATCCTCTAATAAGGTTAAAGGGTTTTTGGTCACAAATAGAAAAATATTTAGATTGGGAAGTATCAGCATTTAAAGAAAAACTTGAAATAATTGAACATAAACTAATACATAATAGAAAAACGTATATTGATTGGATAACACGTATAGATAAAACTATTGATAATTATACCAATCCGGATTTGAATAAATTTTATCATCTATTTAATCATGTTTATCTTTCTCAAGAACGTTCTTATAAGGAACATTTAAGTGAAAGCGATTTTAATGTTATAAAAAATATTTGTTTAGGGTTTGATTTATGAGTACGGTTGTATATCCGAATTATGATTTTACAATAAGCAGTTATTGCAATGCCGCGTGTCCTTCTTGTAAAAGATATGAAAGTAATAACAAGCCAATTGATATTCCTAACGAACCTCTACACCCAGGATTAAATCAAATTCATATGGATTTTGATATGTTTAAATTTATTATCGAAAGAGATATTGATTTATTTACAAACAAATATATAACATATGAGGGTGAATTGGGAGACCCCATGGTTCATCCACACATAAAATCTTTTATTGACCTTGGTGCGGGAATTTTTAAATCGTTAAGAGTGGTCACTAACGGTGGTATAAGAACTTCAAAATTTTTCAGAGATTTAGGAGATACGTATAAGAATTTGGAAATCATGTTTTCTATAGATGGACTACACGATGATTTAAATGGATTATATAGAAGAAAGGTGAACACTCAAAAAGCAATTGACAATATGATTGCATTTTCGGATAGTAGGTTTGGATCAAGAAGAGATCCTTCAATGGTGTCTTGGCAATATATTATTTTCGAACATAATTGGTTTGAAGTACCAGAAGTTTTAGATTTTGCAAAATTATATAATATACCTATTGTTATAAAAATAAATACTCGACCTAAATTTAGAATTAAAGAGAGACTAATACCTAGTGTTATTAACCAATATGAAAAAAATAAATTTGAATTAAGTAACCTTGTTTTGGGGAATTGATGACAACTGGTGAGTGTATATTTAATTTTGAAATCACATCATACTGTAATGCTGATTGTCCTAGTTGTTTTAGAACACTTTACAAAGAAAGTCTACCATCTACCAGACATTTAAAAATTGAAGATTTTGAATTTTTAATATTACACAATATAAAATTTTTTAAAAATAATCAACATGAAAACTTGCTTGCAAAATTTTGTGGTGAAGTAGGTGATCCTTTATTACATCCCAATATTGAACAATTAATCTGTATAGCCGAAACTGTATTTGATAACGTTGAGATTTATACGAATGGCGGTATTAGAGGTCCAAAATGGATAAAAAAAATACTTACACGATATAAAAAAACTAGTTTTGTATTTGGTATTGATGGATTAACGGATGTAACAAATCAAATATATAGAGTTAATGTAAGAACTGATATTGCATTAAAAAATATGGTTGAATCTGCAAAACATAGAATAACTAGATGGGATTATACTATATTTAATCATAATTATCATGAATTACCCGATGTGATAAAGTTTTCAAGAAAAAATGGAAGAAATATGAAATTATTGTGTAGATTTAATGGTCGAGAATTTAATAAACTTGATGATGAAAATATATTTATTTGTGAAGAATCGCTTAAAAAAAATAATATATATTATTACGTATGCAAATAAAATGTGATTTTTATAATTATAGAGCCCATCAGTGGCATCAATATGAAATAGATTTAGATTTAAATGTGTATCCATGTTGTCATTATTATACAGATTATATGGAATTTGGAAAAATTAATGAACGTATTAGTCATATAGATAATAATCTTAAAACTAATTCTTTAAATCATATTTTTTCAGAATATGATAAAGTATTAAATGAAAAAATTTGGAAGAACGAAAAGACATGTCCACCCCTTTGTATGAAAGTTTGCCAGAAAAAATAAATAACAACAAACATAATTTGCCTGAAAAGTTTAAAGATTTGGTTTATTGTATAGGATGGCATCAGAGAAATACTTGGGAAGAAGTTGAAATAGCATCGGATTTTTCTGTATATCCCTGTTGTGCTTTACATGCACAGAAACAATTAAATAAAACCTTTCAAGATAAAAAATTAGATAATTTGGATAAATACTGGAATAATTTGAAGAAATATAAATTAAAAGATATTTTAAAAATATGGAGAGAACACATTAAGCCCGAATTTTGGAAAAAAGAAGAAACCTTACCTGAATGTTGTGGAAGTTTATGCAGACTAAAAAAATAATAATTTTTGGAGATAGTTTTGCAGATCCTGAAGATAGGCAAGTTGAAAATAAACAAATAACAGCCTGGTATGAACATTTAAATCATGATTATGAAATAACAAACCATGCATTGGCTGGAACAGGTCCTCATTGGTCATTTAAAGAATATTATAATTTTATTTCTAGTGATGAGAAAAAAGAAGATTATATTTGTATTTTTTTCTTAAGCGGAGAGGACAGAATTCATTTTCCCTATGCAAATCCTGCAACAATTACACATATTAATTGGGATTTTGATAAAAAAGAAAGTTGGTGGGCAGAAAACGAAGACTTGAAGAAAGAGAAAATATATTATGAATCATTCAAATCTGAAATAGAATTTATGTTTTTAACAATGCATGATGAATTGAAATGGTCTAATTTTAAAAATTTAGGATTTCTTTACATGAATTCTTTATTATTAAATATGAAAACGATAGTGTTTTGTACTTATGGTATTAAAGTATTAAGTAGAATGGGTTCTTTTTTAGATGTTGAAAAACTTAATAGCCCAAATTTTTATACATATCCTGTTGAATTAGGACACATTTCTCAGGAAGAATGTATTGATGTAGAGAGGTTTAGAGAACAGAGTTATGATTTTGTGGATCTTAGAAGAAATCATCTTTCACAAGAAAATCATACAATTTTATATGAGAATATAAAAAAATTTATTAATAATGATTATAATCCATCACCTTTCACTAAGGAGATGGATCATTCAGCAAGTTTTGGTAAAACACGGAATACTAAGACTGGAAAATTTATTTACGAATAGAACAGGGAGAGACAAATGATTAAAACAATAGAATATAATACTAAAAAATATAATTTTGCTAAAATTTTTCAAGAATATTTTGAAGAAGATTTAACTAAATTACATAAAAAGATTCATTTTGAACGTGAGTTTTCTGATATGACTGGAGGAACTGAAGAGTTTGAAGTGGTTTCGAAGACATATACGAATGTTATTAAGACTTCTAGTTTTAATAAGCTATGGATTGAATTCATTAAAGAAGTTATTAAGCCATATTTTGATAATAAGGGCATCTATATTCAAAAACTTCCTTCTTTTAGAATATTTCCTGCAGGATATTCTATAAAGTATGTTGAAAAGACAACCGATGGATATAATAAGCATTTAGAGGATTCTCCTCCTTATTATCATCCTACATTCGAAAGTAATTTTTGGATACCGTTGATAGAATGTAATTATTTAAATGATTTTTATTATCAAGATGAAAATGATTCATATCGAAGAGCAGATATACGTGTGAATGAACTGTTGGTTTTTAGTGGTGATGTGATACATGGAAATCATGTACATAATAAATCTTCTCATACTAGATGTTCGTTGGACTTTAAGGGTTTAGCAGTAGAGGATTATGATGAAACTATGTTAAGTGATAAAATAATTTTAAAGAGGGGTCAAGAATTTAAACAAAATGATTGGTATAGTACAAAACATTATTATATGGAGATGTAGTGATAATTAATTCACATAATAGTTGGGATTCTCTTGAAGAAATAATTGTAGGACGTGCAGATTTTGCACGTATTCCCCCATTAGATTCTTCAATGAAAAATTTCATGTATGCTCATTTGTCAAAAGATGAAATAAAAAAACATGTTGGACCATATAATCAAAATATTCTTGAAGAAGCAAAAGAGGATCTTGATATTTTATCTGAAGTATTGGAAGATTGTGGAGTTATAGTTCATCGACCAGAGAGACAGTTTTCCCATCTTCAAATACAGACTCCAAAATGGAGAACTACTGGTTGGCATAATTATTGTCCCAGAGATATTTTTTTGGTTTTGGGAAATAATATTGTTGAAGTTCCTAGCGTGATGAGAAGTAGAATATTTGAAACTTGGTCTTATAATAAAATTCTGCAAAGAGCGTTTGATGATGGAGCGAAATGGTTTTCTGCACCAAAACAAATTATTGAAAACAATAGTTTCGATTTTTCAGATTTGTCAAAATCAACATTAATGAATAATGAGATTCTTTTTGATGCTCCTAATGTAATAAGAATTAATAATGATTTGATTTTTCAAATAAGTAATAGTGGAAATGAAAAAGGTGCTGAGTGGTTACAAAGAATGTTTCCTGAATATAATGTTCACATTGAACGTGATGCATATTCTGGCGCACATTTTGATAGTACAATAATTCCTTTAAGAGAGGGACTTGTATTATTAAATGGATTAAGATGTAATCAAGATAATTATCCTAAATTTTTTAAGAACTGGGAAAAAATATTTTTTACTGATATAGTTACAACTGATGCTGAAGATTCTGGAATATCAAGCGATTCAATTGGATTAAATTTATTAAGCATTAATCCTAATTTAGTTATTGTTGATGAAAATCAAAAACCATTAATAAAAATTTTAGAACAATACAAAATAGAAAGTATACCCTTGTCTATGAAACACGCTAGAACATTAGGAGGAGGCTTTCATTGTGTTACATTAGACCTAAGAAGAGTATAGATCATTCAAAAATTAATGATCAATACTTAGTTGAGAATAAATTAGGATTTATCTATGATTGATATATTTGTTACTGCAAATGGAAATTTAAAGGCTGAATTTACAGCCGGTCCATTTGAAAAAATCAATATAATTGATACAGTGGAGAATATACCGGGCCATTATGATGAATTTGAGAGCAATGGGAATATTGAAAAAAATTACTATAATGATTTGGATATAACATTTTGGACATTAGATTATAATGCTGAAAGATTGAATGGTGAAAATGGTATTTTTAAAAGTGATCCTTGGTTATTATTTCATGCTTATAACAAGTATAGAAATAAATTTGAATGTAATTTTTATGCTGAACCAAATAAAAAATTTATTTGTTTGATGTTTAATTCTCAAAAAGACCATAGAAAAACCATTTTTGATTTTATTATATCTAAAAATTTTGATTGTTATGTAAGTAAATTTGATGAGGGTATAAAATTAACGGAAATACCTGAACACTTTGAACATGGATATCATAAAGACAATTTTAATTATGGTGTTCCTAAAGAATATTTTTATGCATTGATTGATATTGTTACAGAATCTTTTCTTACTTTTTCTTCTCATTTTACTGAAAAATCTTATAAACCATTGATACATAAAAAACCATTTTTAACTTTTGCTGGGCCATATTATTACGATACCCTTAAAAAATATAATTTTGAATTGTATGATGAATTGTTTGATTATAGTTTTGATATAGTTGAGAATAAAGAACAGAGAATTTCTGAAATATTACTACAATTATTAGAAATTAATAATCGTTCTTTTTATGATATAAAAAATGTTATAGATAATTTAAAGGAAAAAATTGAACACAATTATCAAAATTTGTTCAAAGTAAAATCAAAATTTTATAGTTTAAAAAATGAAACATAAGATAGCATTTCTTGAACTTTCTCACATTTTCACAAATCAAGTAAAATTACCATATTCTACGGGATGTGTTTGGAGCTATTGTAGAACAGATGAAGAAATTACAAATAATTATGATTTTGATGTTCATGATTGGCATTATATACTTGACGGGAAGTTTAATGTTTCATCCACAGCTAGGAAACTTGCTGAGTGTGATATAGTAGGCGTTTCTTATTTCGTATGGAATACTCATACAAGTGACAGGATTTGTGATGAAGTTAAAAGATTTAATCCTGATTGTAAAATAATATATGGAGGATTAGGTACACCTAAGTATGGTAGATGTCAAGAATTTTTGAATGATCGGCCATATATTGATGCTATTGTACATAATGAAGGAGAAAAGGTTTTCGCAAATCTTTTAAAAAATGATGATTGGTCTACAGTTAATGGTATTACAACTCATTCTTTTCAAACTCCTCTTGAAAATAGAATAAAAAATATTTCTGAAATGCCTAGTCCATATCTTGATGGCCTCTTTGATAAATTAGTTGCTATCAGAGATCATGATTATAAATGGGAAAGTTTAATTGAACTTGAACGAGGGTGTCCATATACTTGTACTTTTTGTGAAGTTGGAGATAGACATTGGACTAAAGTTATTAAACAAGATTATGACAAGATGGTTAAAGAAATAAATTGGATTTCAGATCATAAAATTGATTATCTACATTTAATCGACAATAATTTTGGAATGTATAAAGAACATAAAATTATATCAGATTTATTGATTGATAAATTAGAAACAAAAGGTTATCCAAATGCATTAAATATTACTTGGGCGAAACATAAAAAACCTTATCTTTTTGATATTGCCAAAGATTTGTGGAAAGTAGGATTAAATAAAAGTGTAACTCTTGCCTTACAGTCCACTAATTCTTCTACTCTTAAAGCAGTTGAACGAGCAAATGAAAATACAAATTTGGAACAGGTTATAGCTTATTTAAAAAAGAAAGGAATGCCTGCGTATATTGAGACTATTTTAGGATTACCAGAAGAGACTTTAAGTAGTTTTAAAGAAGGATTATATAGATTGATTGATGATATAGGATATCATAATTATATTGGAATTTATACTATGGTAGCGTTACCAAATACACCATTTGGTGATCCCGAATATTTAAAAAAATATGGAGTAAAGATAGTTAAAACTGCTCCTTGTTTTTTTCATCATGAACATCCTCCAGAAAAACTTATGGAAGATACTAATGATGTTGTTGTTGGTTCAAACGTTATGTCTTATGATGATTATTTAAAAGCATGTGGTTGGAAATGGTATATGATATCTGTTCATTTTCTTGGTTGGTTAAGAATTCTTGCAATTGATTTAAAGAAAAAATATAATATTATTCATAGACAATTTTATAATGATTTGTTTAATTGGTTTATAGAAAACCCCTCTACTTTATTGTACAAAGAATATCATGAGACAATGGGTTTATTAGATAATGTGTTTAAAAATAAAATACCTTGGGGAAGAGAAGTAGAAGGAGCTTCTGATATTTATTGGGAGTATGAAGAAGCAACCGGTATTCATATTGCAAAAGAGAAAAAAAGATTTTATAATGAAATCGGTGATTTTTTGGATACTACATATAATAGTAGATATCCTAAATTAGTAAAAAAACAAGCAAATAAAATGCTCGATCCGTTTCTTGTATATGATGGAAATTTAGAAAAATATGCAAGAGAATGTTTGTGGTGGGGCAGAAGAGCAGAGAGGTTTTTTGTATGAAATATTATAACAACTTTTTAAAAGATAATCTGGATCTTTTGTTACAAAGTGAGTTAAAGACTATTAAAGATTGGAAAAGTTTTAATCGTAATAATAGTCATATGCTAGAATATTATGATGGAAGTAGATTTATTAATAGAATAAGACAATATTTACATTCAAAAGAATGTATTGAATGGGTTGAAAATGAATTAGGTGTTGAGGGTTTGGTTGTTGATGTTCAAGGTACGGGTGAAGGAGCATCATTAATGAAACAAGATGATATGCTTGATGCACATATAGATTTTAATTGGAATAATAGAATTAAAATGCATCGTGCAGTTAATTTATTAATTTATGTTGGAGAATGTGAAGGAGGAGAATATTATGTATTAGATCCTGATCAAAATGAAATATTTTGTAAAGAACCCAAACACAATTCTGCAATATTAATAGAACATAGTGAAACTATATCTCATGGAGTAAAACCTGTAATAGAAGGTGAACGATATGCGATTAGACAATTTTATTATAGAGGTTATGCTAGTGGTCAAAAAGATAATTATTATGATTCTTGTGATAAACCACATCAATCATTATATTGGTATAATCCTGAAAAAAAATGGTATAATCCTGAAAAACAAATGCCAACAAACTCGCAATGTGGAA